CTGTTTATTCGATAGGTACTTATACTGATATTAACGCAAGTAGTTCAACAATGGTTGCTTATGCTTGGACAGGAATACAAGGCTTCAGTAAATTTGGATCATACACTGGAAACGGAAATGCTAATGGACCAGTGGTTTTTACAGGTTTTCGACCAGCAATGGTTATGGTTAAAAGAACTGATAGCACAGGTAGTTGGTATATATATGATAATAAAAGAGCTGGGTATAATGGTTCTTCAGGATATTTACAAGCTCAAGCAACAAGTGCCGAAGATACTAATGCTGGTAATTTTGGTTTTGATATTTTATCTAATGGTTTTAAATTAAGAGGTACATACGCAACAGTTAATAATTCAGGCGGAACTTATATTTATATAGCTTTTGCAGAACAACCTTTAGTTAATTCAAATGGAGTACCTTGTACGGCTAGATAATTATGCTACAAAAAGTAAATTTTCAACCTGGATTTAATAAACAAGTAACCGCAACGGGTGGCGAAGGCCAATGGGTAAGTGGTGACTTTGTTCGTTTTAGATATGGCACGCCTGAAAAAGTAGGTGGTTGGGCTCAGCTAGGAGACAACACGCTTACAGGAAGAAACACAGCTTTACACCACTTTGTCAGTTCAGCAGGTATCAAGTATGCTGCATTAGGAACAAACCGATTTTTATACGTCTATTCAGGAGGAGCTTTTTATGATATAACTCCTCTTAAAAGTACAACAACTTTAACTAATGCTTTTACAACAACACAAAGCGATGCAACAGTTACGATCACGTTTGCGAGCGCTCATGGTATTTCTAAGTTTGATATTATACGTTGTGATAATTTTAGCTCTGCTACCAATTCTAATTTTGATTCTGATGATTTTGACGATACGAATTTCATGGTTACCTCCGTCCCGTCTAGCACAACCCTTACAGTCGAAATGGGATCGGTCGAAAGTGGATCGGGAGCCAGTACATCCGGAGGAGTAAGAGTTAAACATTTTTATTCTATCGGTCCAGCGGTTGAAGAATCTGCTGCTGGTTGGGGTTTAGGTTTATGGGGTGGTACTGTTGCTGGAGAATTAACGGATACCTTAAATGGAGCTTTAACAAGTGGTTCATCAAGCATTGTTATGGATGACTCAGCTTCTTTTCCTGCATCAGGAACAGTTTTAATTGACAACGAACGTATTGCTTATACAACAAATACAACAGGAACGAATACACTATCAGGATTGACACGAGGTTCGGATAACACAACAGCAGCATCACACAGTGACGAAGCTACAGTAACCGATGCATCAGATTATACAAAATGGGGTGCTTCACAAACAGGAGATATTGTAACTGCTCCTGGTCTCTGGACACTTGATAATTTTGGAAACAAATTAATTGCAACGATTGTCGATGGCTCTTCTTTTGAATGGGATGCCAATGCAGCAGGAGCAACATCAACACGAGCAACAGTTATCTCAGGTTGCCCAACAGCAACAACACAAACTTTAGTCTCTACACCCGATCGACACTTAGTCGCTTTTGGTACAGAAACAACCATTGGTACAACATCAACACAAGATGATATGTACATTCGATGGTCGGACCAAGAATCATTAACTTCATGGGCGCCTACAGCAACCAACACCGCAGGTACACAGCGACTTGCAGATGGTACAAGAATTGTCGGAGCACTTAGAGGTCGTGATGCCATTTACATTTGGACCGATACATCTATGTTTATTATGAGATTTGTAGGTGCACCATTTGTATTTTCTTTTCAACAAGTAGGTACGAACTGTGGACTCATTGGTAAAAATGCGGCTGTGGAAGTAGATGGCTCGGCTTACTGGATGTCAGAAAATGGTTTCTTTAGATATACAGGTCGACTAGAATCATTATCGTGTTTAGTCGAAGATTATGTTTACGATGATATTAACACGGTTCCTAAAAATCATATCTATGCAGGATTGAATAATTTGTTTGGTGAAGTGACATGGTTCTATCCTGGAAGTGGTGCAGCATCTAATAATAGATCAGTGACTTATAACTATATGGATTCATCACCTGAAAGACCGGTATGGACAACAAGCTCATTAGCAAGATCGACATGGGCAGACTCTGCCATTTTTGGCAAGCCGCATGGAACAGAATATGATTCAAGTTCAACAAGTGATTCAACGGTGGGTAATACCGATGGATGTACAACTTACTATGAACATGAAACAGGCAACAATCAAATTAAAGCTGGAACATCAACAGCTATTACTGCTAATATACAATCAGGAGATTTTGATATAGCACAAACACAAGGTGGCGGTGCTGATCTACGAGGTGATGGAGAAAATATAATGAAAATAAGAAGAGTGCTACCAGATTTTTTAACACAAACAGGAACAACAAGAGTAACACTTAATTTAAAAAATTACCCAACGGATTCGGAAGCCAGTTCTTCCTTAGGTCCTTTTGATGTTACTTCGTCAACAACTAAAGTAGATACAAGAGCGCGTGCACGTGCGATAGCTTTAAAAATATCGAATACAGGTTTAGCACAACACTGGAAAGTGGGTACCTTTAGATTAGATATACAACCGGACGGGAGACGATAATGCCAGGAGGAGCAGGAACACCAGGAGGATATGGCGGAGGAGCTGGCTTTGGAGGAAGCTCCAGTGGCGGTGGAGGTAGAACCGGCGGTGGCGGCGGTGGCGGCGAAGGTGGAGCTGCAATGCGAGCAGCAGCTCAAAGAGAAGAAATAGCAAGAGCAGCAGCGGCAGCGGCAGCAGCAGAGCAAGCTAGAACAGATGCATTAAATGCTCAAAGAGCAGCACAACAAGCTGCAGAAGGTAGAGTTGATGTAGGCTTTCAAGAAGCATTAAAAAAAACAGCAGACGCTAGACAAAGACAAGAAGAATTTTTAGACACGGGAGACATAGATGCTCTTACAGATTTAACAGGGTTTGATACTGCACCCATAGTAGATATAAGAGATATTCAAGGTGAAGTTACGGATCCTGGATCTGTGTCTTATAATCCATTATTAAAAGTTTTAGATGAGCCTAAGGTTGATGAAGGATTTAAAAGATACGTTAGACAAGTTCAACAACCCATTGCGCCAACACCTAAATCAGGTATTGGTACAACATTAAAAAATGTAGCATTAGGAGTGTTAGCTCCACAATTATTAGCAGGAACTGCATTAGCTAAACCTTATAATCTTTATAGACAATACCAAACAGCAAAAAGATTTATACCAAAAGGAGTTCAAGAAACGATACGAACAGCATTAACAAGAACACCAACAACAGAGACTAAAAAAACAACACCACTTGTTGCTAGTGGTGGAGATGGACAAAGAGTTAAAACGGTAGCAGAAAAAGTAGCTACTGGTGAAGGACTTGAATCAGGAGCAAAATTATTAGGTGTTCAGAATACACAAAAAGCAGAGTTATTTAAACGAAGAAGTATAGTAGAAGATATATTAAGAAAAGGATCCTATCAAGGTAGAAATTTAACATCTGGACAAAGAGATAATTTGATGAATTATATTGAACAAATTAATAAATTTTTAGTACCAGTACAACAAGGAATATAATGGCTAGAATCGTACAATCGTTAACACAACCGTTACTACAATATGATCAACAGGTTCAACAATCTTTTGTAAGAGATGTAGATTCTGTAATACAAAAACTTAACACATCTTTTCAACAAGAAATAAAAGAGGAAGCAGAAGCCATTGCTTTATTTTTAGCTTAATGTCAAACGCATTTGTAAATAAAAAAGTCGATTTAACCAGCACCAGTGCTACAACAATTTATACTGTGCCGACAGCTACAACCGCTGTCATTAAATCTATACTCGTATCCGAAGATTCAGGTAATGCTGATACCATTACTGTAACAATAACCGACACTGATTCAGCTGTTTTTAGTCTATTTAAGACTAAGGCGATATCAGCAAACGCAACATCAGAGCTGTTAACAGGCCCTTTAGTCGCTGAGGAGAGCGAAATTATAAAGGTTACAGCAGCGACTGCCAATAGGCTTCATGTGGTGCTATCAGCCCTTGAAATAAAGCCTAGAGAAGTAACAACATAAGCTTGATTTATTAATATAAATTAAGTAATAATATAAACTCAGGTTAAATCCCTGCCTTAATAAAATAACCAACAATATAACTATGTATAATAAAGATTCAGATTCATTAAACGCAGGCGCTCCAGACATAAGACTATCTGGAAATCAACAGATGGCTTCAATGGAACCTAGCCAGGAGAGTACTTTAGAAGACATCTATTATGAACTAATAGGAATGGGTTTTTCTCCTGAAGAAGCAGCTAAAAGAGCAAGAGAATTTTATGACGAAATGAGCAAAGCACCACAACAAGATTCAGGAATTATGGCATCAGGACCAGGTACTTACACACAACAAAGAAAACAAATGATGGCTGGCGGAGGTATTGCTGGTTTAGAAAAACGTCAAGGATATTTTCTTGGCGATCTAGTTAGAAAAATTAAAGACGATATTATTCCAAATGAAATTAAAGAAAATCCACTATTAACTGCTGCCCTTGTGGGTGGTTCTACAAAATTTTTACCAGAGGGATATGGTCAAGGATGGCTAGGAGATTTATTAGGTAAAGCAGAAGGTGTTCCTGTACTAGGATCTATAGCAGACGTAATGCAGACTACTGGCACTGGTATAACAAATCTTGTAAATATGATTCCGGGAGTAAATTTACCAGGTGGAACAATGACACCTCCGACATTTCCAACGACAATGCCAGGAGGATATGAACTTCCAAAAGAATTACGAGATCTTCCTTCTGCAACTTTAACTAAAGTTTTAGAACTTGCTGGTCTTAATAAAAACGTAGGCAGCGGATCAGGAATATTTTCTAGTGCTTTAAGTCCCTACCTAGGTGAAGGTAAGGATGCAAGAGTCAATCCTCTTTATCCTTTAGGCATAGGTGCAGCAGTTGGTAAATATGTAGAAGGTTTACCTAAAGATGAACTACCTATGGACACAACAAGCATTGATCCAGCAGCTATTGCAGCAG